TCACAATGGCGAACGGCGTTGGCACGCTTCCGACCGACTACCTGCAATACAAAACCGCTCGTTCCATGGCCTCGTTCCCAAGACCGCTATCCTACGCGACCGGCAGCTATACGAACGGCGCTTATGCCGATGGCGCGGCGGGGCTTTCGACGACGTTTTCCATAACCGGTTCGACCATCTATGTCTTTCCGACCTCCGGCGTGAACGTCGATCTCGTCTATTATGCCGCCATCCCGACGCTTTCCGACGTAGTCACAAGCAACTGGCTGCTGGCCAAGATGCCTGACCTGTATCTGCATGCATCGCTGATGCACCTCGCCATGTTCAACAAGGATGATGCGCTGCTCGCACGTTCACAGGCGATGGTCGCCGCAACGATCGACGGCTTGAATATCACGGACCAGTTGAGCGAATACGCCAAGGTTGGTACGCGCATGGGAATGCTGACACCGTGATTGTCTCTTTCCCGCCATTCGAACCGGACAAAGCGCCCTATAACAGCGCCGCCACGGCGGTTGCTGTTAACGCGCTGCCGATCGCCGATGGCTGGGGGCCGATGCCTTCTCTCGTTCCATTGGCAAATGCCCTTTCCAGTGCCCCGCGCGGCTCGATCACGGCAAGACTGTCGACCGGCGTACAGGTGACGATCGCCGGCACAGCGACCGGGCTCTATCTGGTCAACAATAACGGGACGCTGACGGATGTATCGGGGCCAAGCGCGCCATATGCGGTCCCCGATGGTGATGAATGGTCGTTCGACGTGTTCGGAGCCCGTATCATCGCCACCAACCTGAACGACGTCGTGCAATATTATGATATCGGCACGAGCACGGATTTCGCAGATCTGCCGGGAACTCCGCCAAAGGCCCGCTTCGTCAAGGTGATCGGCGATTTCGTGGCCCTGTTCCAGCTTAACAACGACGCTGCGGCGATCCACTGGTCCGGCATCAACAATTCGGAGCAATGGGTTCCAGGCGAAGAGCTTTGCGACACCAACAGCTTCCCCGATGGCGAGGAGTTGCAGGCGATCAGCGTCAACGGCTCCGGCGCCACCCTGGCATTTCGCTCAGGCTTCCGATCGATGATCTTCGATCCGTCGTCTGGCTATGTCTTCACCTTCTCGCCCTTTGCCGAGGGAAGGGGATGCGCTGCACCTCTGTCGCTTGTCGATATTGGCCGCGGGGATTTTGTCTATTACTCCGATACCGGCTTTTACCGCGGCGCTTCAGCAACACCCATCGGGGCTGAACGTGTCGACCGCTGGATACAGACGGTAACGACAGACGGGACGCGCTAGAAGATCAAGGGTGTCTATGACCCTTTCCGCAAGGTGGTCATGTGGCGCTATGAGGACGCAAGCGGAAACGGTTATATCCTCGGCTACGCCTGGCAGCTGGACCGCTGGTTCCAGTCCGACACGATCGTTACCGGCCTCGGAGTGTTCGCCACGTCTGCCAAGACGCTCGAAGACCTCGACGCAATATCGTCGTCGATCGACCTGCTGCCATTCTCGCTGGACAGTTCGGCTTATGGCGGTGGTCCGCCCTCCTTTGCAGGGTTTGACGCCACTTTCCGGCTGGGCTTCTTCACCGGCTTGCCGCAACAGGCAACGATCGAGACGGGGCAGACGGAATTCACCCCTGGCAGCAGAAGCTTCGTAGCGGGATTGAGGGCGATCAGTGACAGCCCAGGGATTACGATTGCGATCGGCATACTGGACTCGCACGACGACACGCCGACGTGGACCGCGCAGCAGGCGCGAAACAGTCGGTCGTTCATGTTCGATTTCCGCGCCGATGGCAGGCTGCATGCCTTCCGCGCCATTATCCCGGCTGAAGATGGCTGGTCGGCTCTCAGCGCCTTGAACGTCAACGGTCTTCCGAGTGGTGGCCTATGAGCGTCAATATCCCATTCATCGCCAATGTGAAAACGATCTGCAAAGATCTGACGACGACCGGCACGATCGGCATTTACACTGGAATCACAAACCTCCGCGGCTCCCTCGATAGCATGTCGGTGTGTAACGATAGCGCCTCAAGCGCCAATTTCACGCTGCAGATGACCGATGGAACAAACATCTACAAGATCTACGATGTCTTCCCGATCGCATCGCATACCACGCTCTTCATCAAGGAACATAATGTCCAGCTGCCCGATGGGTGGACGCTGCAGGTGATCGCCGGGACGGCCAATGCCCTGCATGTCGTGTCTGTCATCGCCGAAGTCAGCCCGGTTCGCTCGCAATGAGGATTGCTATCGCGAATTCTGCCGAGGTTGATGCGGCTTGGCCGACATTCGGAGACCGGCTGCAGCAGGCATGCGACAGGACCGGCGGCGATCTGTCGTCCGGTGAACTCTGGCAGATGTGCCGATCTGGGAATGCCTTTCTCGTCGTCGTTTTCGATGACGGCGGGCTCAAGGCAGCGCTGATCATGCAATTCCAGAAATGGGCGAAGAAATACGTCATGCGCTGCTTGGCCATCGTCGGTGAGTCCGCTGACGAATGGTTGCCGATGGCCCGCGAATTCATCGCGCAAATGGCCAGAGACGGCGGCGCGACAAGCTTTATCGCAGAAGGCCGCGAAGGTTGGCCGAAATTCTTCCCGGAAGCCAAGAAACTGCGCATTGTCTATGAGGTCGAGATATGACTGGTGGCGGAAGCAAAACAACCACGCAATCGAACAGCGAACCGTGGAAGGAAGCACAGCCTGCTCTTAAGCAGGGCATTGGCGCTGCGCAGAGCCTTTATGACAGAGGTGTAGGGGCCAAGGTCTACGGCGAATCCACCGTCGTTCCGTGGGACCAGAAGACCATCCAGGGACAGAACGCCATCACCGATTCCGCCAACGCCAACCTTGGCGGCAACGGGCTATCCGGCCAGCTTCAAGGCGTCATCAACAACGGCGGCTACAATTCCGGCCAGCTTGAGGCGCTCAACAACACGCGCTCCGTTGCCAATGGCAGCTTTGACATCAATTCTGATCCCGGCTTCCAGCAGGTCGTCGACCAAGCACGCAACACCGTCAACGCAGGCGCCAGCGGGGCAGGGCGCTACGGCTCCGGCATCCATCAGCAGACCCTCGGGAACACGATCGGAGACCTTGGCGCGCGGCAATATCAGGCGTTCCAGCAGCGCAAGGACGCGGCGAACAGCAATTTGTTCAACATGGGATCGACTGGCTTCGGTCAGCTCGGGCAGGCGTATACCGGCATGAAAGCCCCGGCATCCGATCTCATGCAGGTTGGCGCGATGAACGAGGATCTTGCCACAAGGCAGATGAACGACAAACTGCGCATCTTCAACGAGCAGCAGAACAAGCCGTGGGAGAACCTTTCCCGCCTCCAGGCCATCGCATCCGGTGCCGGCCAGTTGGGCGGCTCGACGACGCAATCACAGCCTGGTCAGAACCCATTCTTGACCGCACTCGGCTATGGCGCGACCGGCGCTGGCCTTTTGGGGATGTTTTAAATGGCGCTTCCTCCCTTCGCAAGCGGTTTCCGCCCGTTTCTGCAGAACAACAGCGATACGCTGCTTGCCGCTGGCGCTGGCCTACTTGGCGGCGCCACGGCTCCTCAACAGGTCGCCGGCCTCGCGCAAGGCGTGTCTGGCGCTCGCCAGAAGAACAAGACGCTGGAGTTCCTTCGCCAGCAGAACCCGGAACTGGCGGCTGCCGTCGAAAGCGGAGCGCTGTCCGGTGGGGATGCCTACAAGCTGTTCTATCAGCAGAAGCTCGAAGCTCAGAAGCCGAAGAACAATTTCATGTCGGCCGGAGGCTCTCTCTACGATACTTCGACAGGTCAGTGGGTCACTCCGCCTGCCAGTGCTGGGGGCGCTGAATATGGGCTAAACCCTGTCTACGGCACGGATGCAAGCGGGAAAACCGGCATCGGGCAAGTCGCCAAGGACGGCAGCTTCCACATAGTCGACACTGGAGGCTTTAGCCCGGTCGGCACGACGCATAACCTGAACCTCGGCACCACCTATCAGACGCAAGACCGCGCCGGCAATGTCATCGGCAATGCCCCGATTGATAACGCAGGGAAGAATACGCAGGAGGAAATCGGCTCTGCCCAGGGTAAGGCAATCGCTGCTGCTCCCGGTGATCTACAGGCGGCCCAGAACGCGCTCGACATGGTCCAAAGCCTACGCAACGACCCATATAAGGGGAGAGGGACAGGCTTCTCGTCGGTTCTCAACGGCATCCCAGGAACGGGCGGTTACGACTTCTCGAACAAGGTCGACCAAGCAAAATCCGGCGCTTTCCTCACGGCAATCCAGCAGATGCGCGGCCTCGGTTCGCTTTCCAACTCGGAAGGTGGAGCGGCGACCGCAGCCGTCAACCGCATGAACACATCGACTTCTGAAGAAGAATTCAACGCTGCACTGGACGACTACGAAAAGATCGTCCGGCAGGGTGCAGCACGCGCTCAGGCTCGCATCCAGCAGAGCGGCGGCCAAGTGCAGCCCCCTCCCGGCATGGCGCCTCCCGGTGCAACCTCGTCCGGCGTAAAGTGGAGCGTTGAACCCTAATGCCGACACTCAACATTGAAGGCAAGCGCGTGAAGGTGGATGATTCCTTCCTTCAGCTTTCGCCGGAAGACCAGGCCAAGACGGTCGACGAGATCGCCGCACAGATTGGCGTGACGCCGCAGCAGGCCGCCCCAGAGCCAGACATGGCCCCAGAAGGCAAGGTTGCAAAGTCGCTCGCCTCCGATCTCTCCGGGATGACGCAGAACCCGGCCCGCGCGCTCTTTGACCAGCGCCCAGAATGGCAGAAGCCGATCATCGCGGCAAAGGACGTCGGCAACATCATCGGCGATGACTTGACATTTGGGTTCGGTGACAAGGCCGCAGCCGCAGCGCGCTCGATGTTCACCGACAAGACCTATGACGAAGAGCTCGCCGCCAACCGGCAGGGCACGCAGAACTCGCGTGATCGAGCAGGAAGTGCCGCCTATGGCGCGGACGTGACGGCAGCGCTGATGATGCCTCGCTTGGCGCCGCGCGCTGCTGCTGCAGGAACCACGGTAGCGAAGGGCGTTCTTCCGACCGCCGGACGGTTCGCCGCAGGCGTCATTAAGGGTGGAGCGCAAGGCGCTGGCTATGGTGCTCTCAATGCGGCAGGCCATGATCAGGACGTAGGCGAAGGCGCTGGCTATGGCGCCGCCTTCGGGGCAGCTGTTCCAGTTATCGGCGGAGTTCTGTCTGCTGGCGGCGCAGCCCTCCGGCCATTTGCTGATGCGGTTCGCGCGCGCACCAATCCAAGCGGCTATGGCAGCCAGAAGATTGCCGAGCGGTTCTCAAACAGCAAACTAACGGTTGAACAAGCCAGCAAACGGGCTGCTGATAAAGGATTGACACTCGCCGACGTTGGCGGGCAGTCTACGCGTGACCTTCTGCGCACCACAACGAACATCCCCGGCCCTGCGCGTGATCGGGTGGCAACGCAGCTTGCTATCCGTCAGCTTGGGCAGGGCGACCGTCTGAAGGGCGCTGTTAAGGACGTTTTTGCGGACCCGGATGGCTTCATTACGGCAGGCGAAAAACTCAACTCCGCCTGGTCGAAGATTGGCAATGAGGTCTACGAGCCGGCCCTTACTCGGAAAGTCGTCTGGACAGACAGGCTTAAGCAGTTCATTGATGAGCCGATCTTCAAGCGCGGGTTGGCTCAGGGCGTCAAGATCCAGCGCCTGGAGTCCCTGGCGGAAGGCAAACCCTTCAACCCGGTCGATTATGCAATCACCGGGTTCAATGCGGCCGGTGATCCAATCATCAGTGGTGTTCCGAACATGCGAACCCTCAACGTCGCCAAGAAAGGGATCGATGCCATTATCGGCGACATGAAGAACCCGTTGACAGGGAAACTGACCGAGGAGGGACGAGCCACCAATATGGTGCAGAAAGCCTTCTTGGGTGAAATTGACCGTTGGAACCCGGATTATCAGAAGGCGCGCGGTGTCTGGGGCGGTTTTGCCAAGGTCAAGGAAGCCATGGAATTCGGGCAGAAAGAGGCGCTTGGCCTATCCCCTGAAGCCGTCGCCAAGTCGTTCAAAGAAATGAGCGAAGCGGAACGGCAAGCGGCCCGTATCGGCATTGCCGACGCTCTCCGTAAGAAGATCGATGGGGCCGGGTACACCAACAACGCGGTTCTTCGCATCTTCAGCACGCGTCAGAACACAGGCGTTCTCAAAGCCGCTTTCCCCGATAGCAAGTCATTTGCGGAATTCCGAAAGACCATTTTCACGGAAGCAAGGAAGCGGGCAACTTATGATGCCGTCCGCGGCAACTCGACCAGTGTGCGCCAGATGGCTGACATGTTAGAGACCGGCGGCATGCAGGAAGGGGTTGATGCCTTGAAGACAGTTGCAACGGGGCGTCCGGTTGCCGCGGCGCTTCAGTTCATCGGCTCTCGTCTTCGTATGCTCGGCGGCCTGACGCCGCAGGTGGCGGATGACATCTCGAAGAAGCTCCTGAGCACTTCTCCAGACGTTCAGGCCAAAATCGTGAGCGACATCCAGAGGATTGAACAGGCCCAATTGTCGAGCACGCAGAAGCAGCAGGCAATCCAAGGCTTGATCGGCAAGGTGGCGGCGTTCGCTGGTCCTGCTGCCGTCATGCAGGTCGGGAACTAGCCGTCCTTCTTCGAAGGCTTCAAAAGCCAGTAAAGCAATAACCCGAACACGGTGAATGCCGCATAGTCCTGCCAGTTGAACGTCTGACCTGGCGGCGCACGCATAAACCCGATCGCCAACATACCGCCAATAGCTCCGGCTGCAACGATCAGCGGGTGTTCTTCCTTCAACGCAATATCCTTTGATGCCCTCAGACGCGGCATTTTACACGCAATCCATGGGGAATGCCAATGGCTGATTTCGATTGGTCGCCCTATCGCGTCGGTGGGGCGACGAGAGCCGATGCGCTGTCTGGAATGAACGCACAGTTCAGGGCTGCACTTCAGGGGCTTATCTCATCGGCTCCGCACGGCATCCGCGAGCAATTGCAGGTGTTTTCGGGGTATCGGTCGCCTACCAAACAGGCCGAACTCTATAACCGCGCGCTGCAGAAATACGGATCTCCCCAAGCCGCCCGCCAGTGGGTCGCGCCTCCGAACAAGAGCCAGCACAACAAGGGCATGGCGGCCGACCTGAAATACCTCTCGCCACAGGCCAAGGCATGGGTGCGGGAGAACGCCCCGGTTCATGGACTGTCATTCCCGCTCAAGAACGAGCCCTGGCACGTCGAACTGGCAACGGCGCGCAATCCAAACGCGGCCAAGCCGCCGATGGATATCCCGAACGTCGCGCCGTCCAACACCTCTCCATCTCTGCTCTCCTACGACGCCGTTCCGACGCCCAAGCCGCAAAGCAGCCCGTTCGATTCCATCCTCTCGCCCTCCGCTCCGACTGCCCCGACCGAGCAGATGGCTGCTTTCCGAGCCACGCCAACACCCGTCCAAAGGGAGGCATTGCCCGACTTGAGCCCTGCCAGCATGAAATCCTCCCGCCTCGGTTCGCCCCCCACGCTGGCCGATATGTCGCGCCTTGGCCCTGCACCGGCTGCGGCGCCCGCATCGTCCTATTTCGACTATTCCGGCCTTCTCTCCGAAGAACCCCAGCAGCCAAGCGCCTTGGACGCGAGGTTCGGTCCAACCGCACCCGTCGCGACGACACCACAGCAGCTCCAGCGCGGCCTTCTCGACCAGCAGCTCAACGCCGGTATCTTGCCGGATCTCATGGCACCAGCGACGAACTGGCCTGGTCAGGTAGCGCCAGCGGCTGCACCAACGGCCCCCGAACAGCCGGCCATGGGCGATTATGAGCCGGCCTCGATCAAAACAGCCCGCGTTCAGGCGCCGGAGGTCCAGAGCGGCCTTCTCTCACAGCCCGAATATCAGCAGGTCCAGCAGCAGCAAGCGCTTCTCGGCGGCCCGATGGCGCATTCCACGCCCGAACAGATGCAGGCGATGGCAGCACAGGCCAGCAAGGGGATGCAGAACCGTTCGCTCGGCGGCGGCTTGCTGGGCGGCCTCCTTGGCGGTCTCACGCTTGGCCCGATCGGCGCCATTGCCGGCGGCCTGCTCGGGCGGAACGTAGCGAAAAACTCGTTCTTC